TGCTGGCCAGGATGGACAAGGTCTACGGGGAAGGTGCCGAGCAGCGCATACGGCACTACATGAGAGAGATCAGAAGGAATGAGCGCATTGCCTGAGAACATCATCCCCTTTGAGCTGCCCAAGCGCCGGCCTAGGGTTGTGCAGCGTGAGGCAGAGCCAGACCAGCGCAAGGTCTGCGTGCTGCCCATTCGTGCCGTCTTCGACCAGAAACTAACGCACGGCGCTCTGCAAGTCCTGGCAGCCGTGTGCGCCTTCGCCAACAGGGCAGGCATCACCTGGGTCAGCCAGACCCGCCTAGCCAAGGATCTGGGCATCAGCCAGCAGGCCGTGGCCAAGCAGTTCAAGCAGCTCAGGGAACACGGCTATCTTGAGACAGTCCGCAAGGGCTTCAAGGGCGAGCGCACAGACACTCTGCGCGTGATCTTCGACCCCACGGTGGACGCAGCCACGGCCATCGCGGTCACCAGCGCCATCGAAGACACACGACCACCTGTAATGCAGAAGGAGCAAGCCATGGAGGCTGAACAGCCAGATCCCGAGGGGCAGAGACGAGTCGCCCAGGCTATCGCCCAAGTACTCAAGACACCACCAAAGAGGACGCACACCATGCCCAAACAAGGCGACACCCGAGCCGTCAGAGAGATCAAAGAGGCCAACAAAAAGGCCCTAGCCAAGCGCACCAGGGAGCAGGCCATTCACAACCCACAGGTTGTAAATGAAGAGGGCTCTGAGGTTGTAAATGCACCTGTGGATAACTCTTCACATTCACAACCTAATCACAACCTGCAGGTTGTACAGAACACAGAAAGAACACCTATAGATAGTAGTACTAGTATTAATAATATTAAGACAGTTCTAAACAACCAAGAATTGTTTGAATTGATTGAAACAGGTTTGACTGAATCTGAAATTGCTGAAGACTTGGACATCCTGTTGCCGCTGTTCCAAGCCGAGGGCATCAGCCCAAGCAGCCGCGTGCTGGCCGACAGCATCCTGCAGATGCACAGGAATGCCAGATGAGCCGATGCCTCAGGAAGGCCCCTGGAAGGCCGCAAGAGACGCGAACGGGGGTGGGCCTAGACATGGGTAGCCACTCGGTGCTCCAGCGCCTTGTAGGGCCTGGGATCATGCGGTGTAACAGACCCCAACGAACGTTTGGGTTTGTGACAACCGGGTGGGGGGTGTGGCGTGTCCTGAAGCAGGGGGAGGGGGTAGCGTGTCCCCAGGGAGCAGAAGGCCAACCATATGCGCCCGCGCATCGTGCCTGCGATACCGCGCACGTTGCCGCGCGCGTGAAGGCACCCCTTGCCCCCCCGCCCCAGCCATGTACGAGTGGGGGCCATCCTCAATTTTTTCTCACTTTTTCGATGACAATGCTTTTCACAAGGAGAATGTAAATGGCTACTAACTACGAACAGAAACCTGGGCAGGGCTCTGCCTTTTTGAACAAGGACAAGACGGAGGACTGGCACGCGCCGTTTCGCGGGAAGGTGATGCTGCCTGATGGGTCGCTGCATTACTTGGATGTGTGGAACAAGAAGACGCAGGCCGGGGAGACTTGGGTGTCGGTGAAGATTGGTAAGGCTATTGCGGCCAAGCCGATGGACTCGCACAACACGGCCAAGGGCAACGGCTACCAGCCGCAGCCTGCTGATGACTCTGACATTCCTTTTTAGGCTTGTATGGCAAAGATCATTGAAGCTAAGTATTGGGATGACGAATGGGTGGCGGTGGGCTACCGGGTTGAGGCTGTTCAGGATGGCCTGCCTGATATCTGCTCTTGCGACCCCCGTGACTATGGGCAGGGACACATGAAAGCTGACCCTGAAGAACTGGCTGCGAATGCTAGGTTGATTGCTGCGGCACCCAGGATGGCATCTCTGCTGCGCCTGCTGCATTCTGAAATGTCGGCTGGCAAGCTCAGCCACTTGGATGATGAGTTCAGCGATGACTTGTTCGGTTTTGTTGAGGGTGCGCTTGATGACATCGGACTGATTGACCATGCCAGCTAAGAAGATGTCCGAGCAGATCCCCAGTCTGAAGAACTGGGGTGGCATCCGGTCTGTGCAGCGCAGACTGGAGCGCAGCAGCACGATCATGGCCAACAAGGAGGCGGTGGCCTATTCGCTGCTGTGCATGGCCAACACCAAGATCACCGACATCATGGAGTGGGATGAGGCGGGCAACATCAAGGTGAAGCCATCCTCTTCGATCCCTGACCATGCGCTGCAGTCGATCAAGAACATCCGGGTCAAGACGGACAAGGATGGCAACAGCACGCTGGAGCTGGAGCTGTACGACAAGGTGGGTGTGCTGCGTCTGCTGGCTAAGGCTAGTGGTCTGCTGGACAACCCTGATGACGGCAGCGAGAAACCTAGCGTGATTGATGTGAACGTGGTGGCTCCAAACCCGGAGGTGCGAGATGAGTGATGTCGAGACCCTACGCGCTGCTGCTGAACGTATCACAGCGCACAACGTGGCCCTGCGTAGCTTCCTGCTGCGCCTGCTCGACCCTGAAGACCTGGGTCACGCGGTGAGCCCCGAGGTGCGCCAGAAGGCCAGCACACTGCTGTCCATGCAGCGCATCTGCCCGCCATGCAATGGCCACTGTCGGCAAGGCCGGGACTGTCCGAACAAATGAAGTACAAGTGCAAGTGCCATCCCCTGAGCGCCTTTCACTGGCGTGATCCCTCCAGGCCCAGGCAGATTGACTGGTCTGATCTGACCAAGTCACTGCTGTCGTCGGAAAGCTCCAGCCAAGCTATTAACAACAAGCGGGAGCAGGGCAGGGACTTGTCTACTGTGCATGGGCTGTCCAACAAGGTCTCCATGCGTGTGCTAGACCCCAGGCATTTCCACGTTTTCACCAAGGCGAGAAGCAATGGCAAGAACTAAAGAGCAGTCTGACAAGGCCGTGGCCGCCTCTGGCCTGCGCCTGGACTTCAGCAAGTCCCCGGTCATCTACGACTTCATTCAGTCCAACGCCTTCGTGCAGGGCCTCATGGGCCCGGTGGGCTCGGGCAAGTCCTACGGCTGCGCCTCCAAGATCTTCATCAAGGCTGTGCAGCAAAAGCCCAGCCCTGTAGACAATATCCGCTACACCCGCTGGGCAGTGGTGCGTAACAGCTACCCGATGCTGAAAACCACCACCATCAAGACATGGCTGGATCTATTCCCCGAGTCCACCTTCGGCCCCATGCTGTGGACTCCCCCCATCACCCACCACATCCGGCTGCCTGCCCGCGATGGCGCTGCTGGCATTGACTGCGAGGTGATCTTCCTGGCCCTTGACCAGCCCAAGGACGTTCGTAAGCTCCTCTCGCTTGAGCTGACTGGTGCCTGGGTCAACGAGGCCAGGGAGCTGCCCAAGGCGGTGATCGACGGCCTGACGCACCGGGTCGGACGCTACCCGACCAAGCGTGATGGCGGGGCTACTTGGCACGGCATCTGGATGGACACCAACCCCATGGATGATGACCACTGGTGGCACAACATGGCTGAGAAAGAAAAGATGACCGGGCCGTATGCCTGGAAGTTCTGGAAGCAGCCCGGTGGCGTGATGGAGGTGGATGCGGACAACCTGCCCGACAACCCCGAGGCCAACGATCATGTCTTCTCGGCAGGCAAGTGGTGGAAGGTCAACCCCAAGGCCGAGAACATCAACAACCTGCCGGGCGGCTACTACCCGCAGATGCTGCTGGGCAAGAACCTCGACTGGATTCGCTGCTACGCCGGGGGCCTGTACACCTACGTTCAGGAAGGCCGCCCCGTCTGGCCAGAGTACGAGGACAGCACCATGTCCGGCGACACCGAGGTAGATCCTGCCGTGCCCATCCAAGTCGGCCTGGACTTCGGCTTAACCCCTGCGGCCACCATCGGTCAGCGCCTAGCCAATGGCCGCTGGCTGATCCACAAGGAGATCGTCACCTTCGACATGGGCCTGGAGCGTTTCGGCATGGAGCTGCTGGCCCTGCTCAACCAGCACTATCCAAACCATCAGGTCATGCTGTGGGGCGACCCCGCTGGCATGGCCAGGGATGCAATCTACGAGGTCACCAGCTTCGACTTCCTGCGAACGCTGGGGCTACGAGCCCAGCCTACGGCAAGCAACGACTTCAAGGTGCGCCGGGAATCTGCGGCAGCACCCATGCAGCGCCTGATCCAAGGCAAGCCTGGGCTGATTGTGAACAGGGAATGCAAGCTCCTCCGCAAAGCCCTTGGCGGCGGCTACCATTTTAAGCGCGTTGCAGTCGGTGCGGGCCAGGAAAGATTCAGGGATGCCCCCAACAAGAACGAGCACTCGCACATTGGCGACTCATTTGGCTACTTGATGCTGGGTGGCGGTGAGTACAACCGCATGACCCGTACCCCCACCCTGGGCGGCAGACCCATGAATCAGACGGTCATCATGCAGCAGGACTTCGACATCTTCTCCAGCCGATAGCGCAGCGACATCACATGGCTTGTGTCCCTGCAAACCAACCCTAGAATCTGCACGCATGAGTATTGAGATTGATCTGGGGATCGTGCACCACTTCTCGGCGGGTATGTACGCCAAGCAGATGCACCTTCCTGCGGGTCACTATGCGGTTACGCACGCGCACGCATACGAGCACTTGAGCATCCTGGCCAAGGGTCGCGTGATCGTGGAGATGGATGGCCACGAGTCCGAATATGTCGGCCCGGCCTGTCTCACGATCCATGCGGGCAAGCATCACCGCATAGCTGCTCTTGAAGACAGCGTCTGGTTCTGTGTCCATGCAACCGATGAGACAGATCCAGACAGGGTGGATGAAGTAACGATAAGGGGAAGATGATGCCGTGGATTGCAGCAGCC